GAGAATAGGAACGTTTCGTTCCTATTCTCAACCTGCTCGTAGTTATGTTGCGAAGCAACACAACTAGAGACAAGGAAATTGCCAAATGGTTACATTTATTGGGTAATAAAATAGGTTCACCCATTAATATTCATGCTGATAATGAATATGCATTTAGATACGCGTGCGAAAATGGCCATTTGGTAAGAGAATAGGAACGTTTCGTTCCTATTCTCAACCTGCTCGTAGTTATGTTGCTTCGCAACACAACTAGAGACAAGGAAATTGCCAAATGGTTATATCTATTAGGTAATGAAACAGGTTCTCCCATTAATATTCATGCTGGTAATGAATATGCATTTAGATGGGCTTGCGAAAATGGCCATCTGGAAATGGCCAAATGGTTACATTTATTGGGAAATGAAATAGGTTCTCCCATTGATATTCATGCTGATAATGAATGTGCATTTAGATATGCTTGCCGTAATGGCCATTTGGAAGTTACCAAATGGTTGTATGTATTAGGAAATGAAATAGATTCACCTATTGATATTCATGCTTATGATGAATATGCATTTAGATCCTGTTATTCGAAAATTGTCGATTGGTTACATTCTTTATGATAATCATAAAAATTGAATTATTAATTATTGATTAATTATATTATCAATATAATAAAATTAATATCCATAATGGATACAAATAGTTATATTTTTCCGGTTGTTGAAATTGAATATTCTATTCTTAACTATTTGGATCCGCTTATTGATTTTTCAAAATTATCTTTGGTTAATAAATATTATTCTGATTTTGTCATTATGGTAAATTATTTATAGCATTGAAACAATTTTATTTGATGGAAAAAATAAACAATAATAATTTAACAAAAGAAGAAAATAATTTTGTATCAGCATGTATTGATAATAATTTATTGGTGGCAAAATATTTGTGTCAAAAAAATAAAATTAATATTCATGCTAATGATGAATATGCATTTAGATGTGCTTTCTATCATGGACATTTGGAAATTGCCAAATGGTTATATCTATTAGGTAATGAAATAGGTTATCCCGTTAATATTCATACTGACAATGAGTATGCATTTACAAGCGCTTGCAAAAATGGCCATTTGGAAATTTCCAAATGGTTGTATCTATTAGGAAATGAAATAGGTTCTCCCATCAATATTGATCATGAATTTACATTTAGCCAGGCTTGTGAAATATTATCATCATTATTATTATTATTTAGCAGCGACAATCGTTTCAATATGACCATCAACATGTGCTAGATATCCACTAAAAACCAATTTAGGGAAAATTTTCTGAAGTTTATAAATAAATTGTTTTATGTTTTTAATATGAAGTTGTCTTTCTTCTTCGGTATTCAATTCAATATCAGGATAAAGTAATTGGTAAGCACCACAATCCATATGATCAAAAACTATTAATTGTTTAATGTGATGTAATTGAATTGCTAATTCGGTTAATTCAAGAAATGTCTGACTCCAACATTGGAATTTATCTTGGTTAAATCCAAGACTGGCACCAGCTAATGTGGTGAGATCGTATTTTTGTGATAGAACTGGATTTTGTTCTAAAAAGAATATAACCGTATCAACAAATCGATAATCAATACACGTCAACACCATCGCCTCAGCAAAATGGGTTTTTTTGTATTTTTCCAAACCACTTTCATGGCATTTATTGCAACATTTTGATTTTTTGTATTCCATTCTAAATACATTGTACACTTTTTTTTTCCCATTGGGTAACCTACTGGTGGGTAAATTTTTATGAAAAATTATAATTCATTGTATAATTTTTACACCCGGTACATTATGTATAATGTACATCAATTAGTTTATTGTTAAAAAATTGAAATATTAATGATTTGCTGTTACCATATTAAACAAATATTAGTATCAAACTAAAATGAAACAATTTATTTATTTATTTTGTTTGATTTTACTAATTTCTCAAGGATACTGTTGTATTCCAGGAGACAGGCCACTAGATGGTTCTTGTATTGTATCCGGAGATCGTGGAAAAGCCGGAGACATTTTTATTCGTTTCGAAGCTGCTGAATATATTGATAATTATCGTACACCAATTCCAAATAAACCACCTGCCAGGTTAGTTTCTAATGTATTGTTATCAAAAGATCCGATACCTGGTATTAGTGCATTTGAATCTGCTTTGATACCATTTAATGATTTAATTGAAGGAGAACATCCCGATGATGAAAAATTAAATCAATTTTCGGTTGCGTTTGGACAAGCATTGGTTCACGAATTAACTAAGGTTCGTACACCATTGGATTTTTCGTTGATTCAACATCCGGATTTTGCGCTTCCATTGGATGATCCACTTTGCCAAATTATTGTTGTGCTAACACAAGTTGATATACTGTATTTTCCATGTAGTGCAACGATCATCCAAAATAACAATAATACCAGAACGGTTGTTCTTGCAACAAACCAACGCTATACCATTGTTACCAATACTACTTGGCATTATGCTACAGGACCATTCAGTATCAACGCCATTAACACCAATGTAGTACAAAGAAAAGCTATTTTTCCGATTGGTGCCAGTCTTGTTCCAGGAGTTGGTAATGCTTCTGTTGTACCTGTTAATGATGTTACTTCTTTCATTGATTTATCTATTATTTATGGTAATAGTGCAACACTTAATTCATTTTTACGCGCGAATGATGGCACTGGTAAATTATTAACAGCCCCGGACGGTGATATTCCTTTTGGTTCACCAAATATCCCTAATGATTGTGGTGCTTTTGATTCACTCGCTCCAGTTCCACAATCCGGATCAGGAGATTCTCGTATTGATGAAAATGTTTATTTGCAATTTGTACACTCACTATATTTTAGAAATCATAATCGCGACGCCGAATGGGTTGCTGCCAATAGACCAGATTTAACTACTGATGAACAAAGATTTCAAAGAGCCAGAGCAATTAACATTGCCCGTTTTCAGCGCCAAATTTATGAAGAATACTTGGAAGCGACTTTTGGTAGGTGGGCCAAAAGAAGAATAGTTGGAGAATACCAAGGATACAACGCATCAATAGATCCAAGAATTGATGTTGCATTTGATATTGCATTTAGAATTGCTCATTCACAAATAACATTGCCTCCAACAGTTTTTGATAATAATTGTGTTCCGGTTCCAATTGAAGGAACACTTGGGTTTCCATCCCATCTGAGACCAAATTGTATTTTTACAACATTCCGAAATGCTGGTGGTATGGCTGTTGGAAAAAGCGCCATTTCCCAATCAGCACAGAGAATTAATGGTAAAGTTAGCGATTTAATGCGCAATATTGTGTTCAAGTCGGCAAATGGCCAGAGCACCGCAGCATTTAATCTTGATATTGAAATGCTTAATATTGACAGAAGTAGACGTTTTGGTGTACCCAACTATGATGCACTCCGGAAGTCCAGAAGAGATAAATCCGTTTATGATTTGCCCGGATGTTATCTTGCCATCGAACCAAATCTTGATCCAATTAGATGTTTCAAGTATATTAATGAAAATAATACAATTGCATCCGATCTTAGAAACGTTTACCGTCATGTTAATAAAATCGATGCTTTTATTGGATTGATGTTAGAAAATTATAATGATAATGATCAATTTAATTTTGGTCAAACCGCTACAATAATTATTTTAGAACAAATGAAACGTACCAGTGAAGCCGATCCATTCTTTTATCTAAATAATAATAACCCGTACCTCAATTTTTCCCACAAAGAATGGAAGAGAATAAGAGAAACAGTAGCCGAATCTATTGAATTAAGTTTTGGATTTCCGGTACCAGCAAATGCGTTCAAAGTTCCAAAACATGGAAATCGTTATTGTAATTTCCATTAATAATAGTAGCATATTTGATTTTATTTTTTTATAAAAAAATAAAATCAAATATTATTGTATTTTCATTTTAGCAATAACAGGCCCAATTTTATCAAGAATCGGATTGATTTTATTGTAAAGTGTAGTAGTTTCATTTAGAAAAATTTTAATAGTTGGTTTTACGCTATCCAATATTGGTATAACCTTTTCGTAAATATTTTCAATATCATGTTTAAAAGTGGATATAAATGGATTAGTTTTTTCGTATAATTCATTTCCTTTATCATATACAACCAAAAGACAACTGACAAATAAAATTAGTGCAATTAAATTAACCATTAAAATCGAAAATAATAAACATGTATTGAAACATTTCAAGCAATTTGTTTTTTTGTTTGATTTTTTGTGACTATTAACAAAATCATCAGAAATAAAAAAATCCTTCATTTCAACACTGCTCATGCGATTTTGTTATTTTATTAACAAATACCAACTTGTTTTATTAAATGAATTCGATACCGAATTCATTTAATAAAAATAAAATCAATTTTTTTAGATTCATTGAAGAGCATTAATGATGTAATTAATTATTAAATTTCTTGCATTAATGGAAACGGGTGTATCCTTACGTGAGTCCAGCATTAGAAAATCGTGGTGTGTTCCTAAATATTCAACAGCGATTACTACCACTCCTGAATCCATTAATTTATGAGCATATTCTTTGCCCTCATCCCGTAAAACATCATTTTCATCGACAATGACCAACCCATCTGGTAGATTTTTTAGTTGTTCGGGTGTTGCATTTAATGGTGAAATCAATATATTGGATCTTACATTCTTGTCTGGAGCATATGCATCGAAAAACCATTCCATTGACATTTTTGATAACCAAGGGCCATTCTTATATTTTTTATAGGACTCTGTTTTCATTGTCGCATCAATAACCGGGTAAAATAACATTTGTCGATAAATTTTTGGTCCATCATTCTGGGTAGATATTAATGCAATTGCAGTTGCCATTCCACCACCAACACTATCACCCATTACAATTAATTTACTCGCATCCAAATTATGTGCACCAGCATTTGTCGAAATATATTGTGTCGCCAAATAACATTGGTTTATTTGTGTTGGAAATTGTGCATCAGGTGCAAGGGTATAATCAATAAATACAATTGCTATATTTGCACCAATCACAATTTCACTAATAAGTCTACCATGTGTTTGTTTATTTCCCATTACCCATCCACCACCATGAAAAAACATTGCTGCTTTCAAAATATTTTTATTATTTTTTGGACGAAAAATAGTAATTGGAACACTTACTGTTTCGGAACTAATCGTAAAATCTTCCGTATCAACCATCGATAAATATGACCTATCTTCCTGCATTTTGTTCAAAGCATTACGGGCACCCGTTGGATCTAATTTATAAATGGGGGTAACATCTTTTAATGATTCAGCAAATTTTTTGGTTTGTGATTCCAATAAAATATTATTATTATTTTCTCCTCCGGTTTGTTTTTTTAATTGTGAATATTTCGACTTATATTTGAGGTATTTGTATTTCTGGTCCATATGTTATACTTGTATATAATATATTTTATAGTATGAAATAAAATTAGGATGTTTTTTTGGACTTGCTAAAATTATCGATAACGATTATGTATTTAGACATTGTTTAATAACATTAATTGAAAAAAATTGATTAATTATTAATTTAATTCGTTTGAGCATCAAATCAATAATTATGATCAGAATGGATTCCGACAAATTGTATTTCAAAATCACTAACTCAAAAGAAAAACATAATGGGTTTCAGTACTACGATAATTTAAATGAATTGGTAGGCGAATTTAATGATGATCCAACAGCTTCCTGTGTTGCTGGTGGTCTTTACTTTACTGATGCTGAACATATTTTTGGATTTTTAAGTTATGGTATTTATTTAAGAGAAGTTATATTGCCGACAGATGATCCTAATTTTAAAATGATTAAAGACGAAAATAACAAATGGAGGGCAAATAAAATAATTTTAGGAAAAAGATATAATTTGGGTGACGTATCTACATTTGAGTATTTAATCAATCAAGGAGCTGATATTCATGTTGATAATGATTGTGTATTAATATGGGCATCCAAAAATGATCATTTGGAAATTGTTCAATTTTTAATTTCTAAAGGTGCTAATATACATGCTAAAAATAATAGTGCATTGAATTTGGCATCCGAAAATGGTCATTTGGAAGTTGTTCAATTTTTAATTTCTAAAGGTGCTAATATTCATGCCTATGATAATTATGTATTACGTTTGGCATCAGAAAATGGTTATCCAGAAATTATCAAATTTTTAATTTCTAAAGGTGCTAATATTCATGCCTATGATAATTATGTATTACGTTTGGCATCCAAAAATGGGCATATGGAAATTGTAAAATTATTGATAGAACATGGAGCCGATATTCATGCTAAAAATAATTATGCCATTAAATGGTCATCCGAAAAAGGTCATGCGGAAGTCGTTCAATTTTTAATTTCTAAGGGTGCTGATATTCATGCTAAAGATAATTATGCATTAAGATGGGCATCGGAAAATGGTCATCTGGAAGTTGTCAAATTTTTAATTGAAAATGGTGCTGATATTCATGCTGATGATAATTATGCATTAAAATTTGCATCCGGAAATGGGCATTTAGAAGTTGTTCAATTTTTAATTTCTAACGGTGCTGATATTCATGCCAATAATGATTATGCATTAAGACGGGCATCCGAAAATGGTCGTTTGAAAGTTGTAAAAATTTTAATTTCTGAGGGTGCTGATATTCATGCTAATAATAATTATGCATTAAGATTGGCATCCGAAAATGGGCATTTAGAAGTTGTTCAATTATTAATTTCTAAGGGTGCTAATATTCAATAAATAATTATTGAAATACCAATTGGAAAAATTGATTAATTATTAACCTAATCCATTTAAGTTAATAATTAATTCAAAATGAATTCAAATAATGTCTTTCGACTATATTTCAAAATAACAAACAAAGAAGAAAATCATCATGGTTTCCAATATTATGATGGTTTAAATGTATTAAAAGAAAAATTCAATGAGGATCCAACAGCTTCTTGTGTTGCTGGTGGCTTTTATTTTACCGATATTGAGAATATTTTTGATTTTTTAGAATACGGTATTTATTTAAGAGAAGTTACATTGCCAACAAATAATTCTAATTTTAAAATAATTAAAGATACAAATAATAAATGGAGAGCAAACAAAATAATTTTAGGAAAGAGATACAATTTAACTGATGTGTCTACATTTGAATATTTAATCAATCAAGGAGCCGATATTCATGCTGATAATGATTATGCATTAAGGTGGGCATCACGAAATGGTCATTTGGAAGTTGTTAAATTTTTAATTTCCAAGGGCGCTAATATACATACTAATATTGATTATGCATTAAGATGCGCATCCGAAAATGGTCATTTGGAAGTTGTTAAATTTTTAATTTCTAAGGGTGCTCATATTCGTGCTAAAAAAAATTATGCATTAAGATCGGCATCGAAAATAGGTCATCTGGAAGTTGTCAAAATTTTAATTGAAAATGGAGCTAGTGTTCATGCTGATGATAATTCTGCTATTAAATTGGCATCCGAAAAAGGTCATCTGGAAATTGTTAAAATTTTAATTGAAAATGGAGCTAATATTCATGCCGAAAATGATTATGCATTAAGATGGGCATCCCGAAAAGGTTATTCGGAAATTGTTCAATTTTTAATTTTGAAGGGTGCCAATGTACATGCTAAAAATGATTATGCATTAAAATGCTCAACCGAAAATGGGCATTTGAAAGTTGTTCAATTTTTAATTTCTAATGGTGCTAGTTGGAAAAATTGATTAATTATTAACTTAATCCATTTAAACTAATAATTATTAATTAATAATTATTAATTATTTTCAAATGAATTCGAATAAACTATATTTCAAAATAACAAACGAAAAAGAAAATCACAATGGGTTCCAATATTATGATGGTTTAAATATATTAAAAGAAAAATTCAATGATGATCCAACAGCTTCATGTGTTCGTGGTGGTTTTTATTTTACTGATGTTGAACATATTTTTGGATTTTTAAGTTATGGTATTTATTTAAGAGAAGTTATATTGCCGGCTGATGATCCCGAATTTAAAATGGTTCAAGATAAAAATGATAAATGGAGAGCAAATAAAATATTTTTAGGAAAAAAATATAATTTGAGCGATGTATCCACATTTGAATATTTAATCGATCGAGGAGCTGATATTCATACATATAACGATTGTGCATTATCATGGGTATCACGAAATGGTTATTTGGAAATAGTCAAATTTTTAATTTCTAAGGGTGCTGATATTCATGCTAAAAATAATTGTGCATTAAAATTGGCATCACAAAATAATCATTTGGAAGTTGTTAAATTTTTAATTTATAAGGGTGCCGATATTTGTGCTAAAAATAATTATGCATTAGAATTGGCATCAGACGGTGGTCATTTGGAAGTCGTTAAATATTTAATTTCTAAAGGTGCTAATGTTCATACAAATAATGATTATGCATTAAGATGGGCATTCGAAGGTGGTCATTTGGAAGTTATCAAATTTTTAATTTTAAATGGTGCCGATGTTCATGCTGATAATAATTTTGCATTAAAATGTGCATCCGAAAATGGGTATTTGGAAATTGTTCAATTATTAATTTCCAACGGTGCTGATATTCATACCGATAATGATTATGCATTAAGATTGGCATCCGAATATGGTCATTTGGAAGTTGTCAAATTTTTAATTTCTAAGGGTGCTGATATTCATGCTAGTAATGGTTATGCTATAAGATGGGCATCAAAAAGAGGTCACACAGAAGTTGTTAATTATTTGGCCGAACACAATATTAATACTCAAAAAATTGATTAATTATTAACTTAATTCATTCAATTAATAATTAATAATTATTTTCAAAATGAATTCAGATTCTAGCAAATCTTCAAATAACGTCGGAAGACTATATTTCAAAATAACAAACGAAAAAGAAAAACATCACGGTTTCCAATATTATGATGGTTTAAATATATTAAAAGAAAAATTCAATGATAATCCAACAGCTTCTTGTGTTCCTGGTGGTTTTTATTTTTCCAATATTGAACATATTTCAGGATTTCTAATGTATGGTATATATTTAAGGGAAGTTACATTGCCAGCGGATGATCCTGATTTTAAAATAATTCAAGATAAAAATAATAAATGGAGAGCAAATAAAATCATTTTGGGAAAAAGACGTAATTTAACTGATGAATCTACATTTAAATATTTAATAGATCAAGGAGCGGATATTCATACCGATAATGATTCTGCAATGAGATGGGCATCCAAAAATGGTTATTTGGAAATTGTTAAATTTTTAATTTCCGAGGGTGCTAATGTTCATGCCAACGATAATTATGCATTAAGATGGGCATCTGAAAATGGTCATTTGGAAATAGTCAAATTTTTAATTTTGAAGGGTGCTAATATTCATGCCGATAATGATTATGCATTAAGATGGGCATCAAAAAATAATCATTTGAGAGTTGTACAATTTTTAATTTCCGAGGGTGCTGATATTCATGCTATAGATGATTATGCATTAAGATTGACATCCAAAAATGGTCATTTGATAGTTGTGGAATTTTTAATTTCCGAGGGTGCTGATATTCATGCCAGTAATGATTATGCATTAAGATTGGCATCCGAAAATGGTCATTTGGAAGTTGTAAAATTTTTAGTTTCGAATGGTGCCGATGTTCATGCTAATGATGATTATGCTATAAAATTGGCATCAACTATGCGACACACAGAAATTGTCAATTATTTGACTGAACACACTGGCAAAATTAGTATTAACAAATGTTAATTGAAAATTGACAAATTATTTACTTGATTCATTTGGATTAAATAAATAATCCAAAATGTAACTTAATTAATTATAATATATTATAATTAGTTAATGAATTATTTGATTGTTGATCAATTAAACAAATTAATAAAACAAATCAAGGCAGAGTATTTAAATGCCCAATTGAATAATGATATCAAAGAAACAGAAGTACAAACATACAGACTAAAACAAACAAAGCGAGCATTGAGTACTATTTTATTGCTCGATTTAGAAATTGTCAGCGAGAATGATTTGAAAGGTATACCAGGCATCGGTAAGGGTACTTTGCGTCGAATTAAAGAAATTTTGGAAACGGGTAAATTATCAGAATTAGAATACAAATATGATAGCAAAAGACAAACTACAATAAGTAATATTCAAGAATTATTAAAAGTAATTGGTATCGGTGATTGGTTGGCACGGAAATTGGTGATTGATCATAATATTACCACAGTAGATGAATTAAAAGAAGCCGTTACCAAAGGAAAAATTAGAGTTAGTCGCCAGGTAAAATTGGGTCTAAAATACTACGACACGTTACAAAAAAATATACCCCGAAATGAAATAACGCAAACAGAAAAATATTTAACAAAAAAAGCCGCCGAGATTGATCCCAATTTGCATATACTAATATGTGGTTCATATCGTCGGGGACTTATTGTATCAGGTGATATTGATGTTATGATTTATCATCCAGATGTTAAATTTGTTAGGCAAATTTACTTAATTGACTATGGTCCAAAATCCTATTTGGAATTGTTCGTTGATTTATTGGAAAAAGAAAATTTTTTATTGGACCATTTATCCGTTTCGAAAATGAAATATATGGGTTTTTGCAAATATAAATCGTATCCAGTGAGACGTATTGATATCAGATTCATGCCATACAATAGTATTCCATCCGCAATGTTATATTTTACCGGACCATACGAATTAAACCAGGAAATGAGAGAACGTGCCAAAAAAAGAAATATGCTACTTAATGAGTATGGTTTATTTATTCTTGATTCACAAGGTAATCGTTTTTCCGTTCCAATTAATTCTGAAAAAGATATTTTTGAAGAATTAGGTATGACGTATTTAACACCGATAGAAAGAGAATCATATTCTTTAAAATCAATTAATTGATCCAACAATCAATTTTTTTCGTTGTGGAATTAATACAAACATAATACCGATTATCCAAAGTACATAGCCAAGTAGCTATTTCAGCATGGTTATTTATACAAGCATATCTAAATGCGTATTCGTTGCCAAAATGAATATCAATAGGAGATTTTTTTTTATTTCCTAAATGATACAACCATTTGGCTATTTCTAAGTGTCCATTTTTACAAACACATCTAAATGCATGTTCATTACTAATATGTATATTGATTGGAGAATTAATTTGTTTTCTCAAATTATACAGCCATTTAGCAACTTTCAAGTGTCCATTATTACATACCCATAAAAATGTGGCTTCATTATTAGCACAGATATTAATCGGGGAATTAATCTTTTTTGCCAAACGATACAACCATTTGGCGATTTTTAAATGCCCATTTTGGCAAACGCATTTAAATATAATATCATTATCAGTATGAATATTAATTGTAGAATTCCATTTGATTCCTAAATTATATAACCACTTGGCAATTTCCAAATGTCCGTTCATACAAACATATCTAAATGCAAAATCATTATCGGCACAGATATTAATCGGGGAATTAATTTTTTTTCCTAAATAATATAACCATTTGGCGATTTTTGAATGTCCATAATGACAAGCCCATTTGAATGCATATTCATTATCGGCATGAATATCGATCGGAGAATTTAATTTAATTCCTTGGCGATACAACCATTTCGCGATTTCTATGTGACCATTTCCACAACTCCATTCAAATGCATATTCATTATCAGCATGAATATTAATCGGAGAATTCATTTGTTTTCCCTGTTGATACAACCACTTCGCTACTTCCAAATGCCTGTTTCGACAAGCAAATTCGAATGCGTATTCATTATTGGCATGAATATCAATTGGAGAATTAATTTGTACTCCTAAATCATACAACCATTTAGCAATTACCAAATGACCATTTTTACAAGTACGCCTAAATGCCGATTCATTATTGATGTGAATATCAATTCCTAAAGAATATAACCATTTGGCAACTTCTAAATGACCTGATTTACAAGCATTTGCAAATGCCGGTCCGGTACCCACATGAATATCAATCGGAGAATTAATTTTTTTTCCTAAACAGTGTATCCATTTTGCGACTTCTAAATGTCCATCCAAACAAGCCAAACTAAATACATATTCATTATTAGAATGGATATCAATCGGAGAATTTAATTTTTCTCCTAAACGATACAACCATTCAGCGACTCCTAAATGCCCATTTGAACAAGCATATTCAAATGCATATTCACTATCAGCATGAATATCAATCGGGGAATTAATTTCTGTTCCTAAATGATGCAACCATTCGGCAACTTTTAAATGTCCTTCTCCACAAGCCCATTGAAATGCATATTCATTATTGGCATGGATATTTATCTGAGAATTAGTTTTTTGTTCCCCCAAATAATACAACCATTTGGCAATTTCCGAATGTCCTTTTTTGCAAACTATTTTAAATATCGATTCATTATCAATATGAATATCAATCGGAAAATTATTTTTTTCCCTAAATGATACAACCATTCGGCAACTTCCAAATGTCCATTTCGACAAGCATATTTAAATTCATATTCATTATTAACGCGAATATCACCTATTTTCGGAGGATAAGGAGAATTAAGTTCAATTCCTGAATAATACAACCATTTGACAACTTCCAAATGTCCATTTCGACAAGCATATTTAAATGCATATTTATTATCCGAATAAGTATTTAACGAATATTTACTTTGCAAATATTTTGCTACTAACAAATGATTATATTGACATGCTAATATAAAATTTTTTCCTTCTTTTGTTAGAACATATGTATTTTTAAATATTATTGGTTTGTCTAAACAAAATTTTTTAAGAGCAACATATACTTTGTCATTTATAATAACATCATGATAATATTTGCTTACCAAAGATAATTGTATAAAATCAATTATTGGATCCAAATAGCCAATAATATGGTATTCAATTTCGGCTATTGGGAATATGTATTCCATTATACTTTTTTGCAATATATTTATATTGTGTGTTATTAAAATTGGTTTGTTATACGAATAATAAATCAATTTTAATTAGTTATGTGTCCAATTTTATTTGTAGTGGGATCAATATTGATATGATATTTATTATCCAAAGTACATAACCAAACAGCGATTTCCAATTTGTTATTTTCACAAGCATATTTCAATGCATTTTCATTATCGGCATAAATATTAATCGGATAATTAATTTGTTTTCCCAAATTATATAACCATTTGGCGATTTCCAAACGTCCATAAGTACAAGCTAATTCAAATGCTGATTTAGTATACCCATAAACACTATGATGATACCTCCTATTAATATCAATTGGCGAATCTATTTCGATTCCCAAATAATATAACCACTTGACAATTTCTAAATGTCCATTTTCGCAAGCATCCACGAAAGCAAAGTCGTCGTGAGCCTAAATGGCACAACCACTTGGCTATTTTTAAATGGCCGTTCGAGCAAGCTCCTCTGAATGCATGTTCAAAATCAGCATGAATATCAACGGGAGAATTAATTTTTTTTCCTAAATTATATAACCATTTGATGATTTCAAAATGGCCGTTTTCGCAACTCCATCTAAATGCATATTCATTGTGAGAGTGGATATTGATAGAAGAATTAAATTCAGTTCCCAAATGATACAACCATTTGGCAACATCCATATATCCATTTTTGCAAGTTTGCATAAATACATTCTCTTCGCAGATATGAATATTAATTGGAGAATCATTTTGTTTTCCTAAATGATACAACCATTTGGCGACTTCTAAATGTCCATTCGAGCAAGTCCATCTAAATGCATACTCATTACTGGCATGAATGTTAATAGGCGATTTTGATTCAATTTTGACACGATATAACAATTTAGCAGTTTCCAAATGTCCATGTTGACAAGTGTATTGAAATGTAAATTCGTTATTATCCTCATGAATAATAAGCGGAGAATTAAGTTTTTTTCCCAAATTATATAACCACTCAGCAATATCAAAATGACCATAATAACAAGCTAATTTAAATGCGGCTCTCAAAAAATATATGCGAATGCATGTATTTTTACGAGGCTTTTTCATATAAATATGAAAAATTTGGGATTGAAAATCCCAAACTCACCTTATAAAAAGTATGTAAAATACATGTATTTTCATATTTTTTAAAGGTGCGGATTCATTATCGGCATGAATATCGATCGTAGTATATTTATGCAACATATATTGTGCCAATAATATATGATTGTATTTACAGGCTTGTATAAAAATTGTTTCTTCTTTATTTGGATTATTTGTTCGAAAATTTATTATTGGTTTGTTCAGACAAAAATTTTTAAGTGTTGTATAAACTTTATCATTTGTAACAACATCATGATAATATTTACTCACCAAAGATAATTGCGTAAAATCAATCAATGGATTTAAATAGCCCAAAATATGGAATTCAATTTCGGCTACTGGAAATATATATTCCATTCACGTTGTAATAATATGCTTGTTACTGGTAATAGTCATTAAAATCAGTCTGTTATTAGTATAATAAATCAATTTTAATTGATCACATATTTAATTATATTCGTAACAGGATCAATATTGATTTGATATTTATTATTCAAAGTACATAACCAAACGGCTGTTTCCAAATGTCCATTATGGCAGGCATGTCTAAATGCAAAATCACCCTCGGAATGTATATCAACTGGGGATTTTCGTTCAATTGACAAACAATACAACCATTTGGCAATTTCCAAATTTCCTTTCTTACAAGCATAATTGAATTCATGGGTGGTACAAATTTTTATAGGCAAAATCATTTTAATTCCCAAATGATACAACCATTTGGCAATTTCCAAATGTCCTCCACTACAAGCTAATTCAATTGCTGCTTCACTATTCTGATACCCATCATCGAAATATCTACTATTAATTTTAATGGGTGAATCAGTTTCTGTTCCCAACTGATATAACCACTTGGCGATTTCGAAATCGCCATTTCCGCAAGCATATCTAAATGCATATTCTTCATTAGCATGAATATCAATAAATGAATTTGTTTCTACTCCTAACTGATATAACCATTTGGCAACTTCCGAATATCCGTTTTCGCAAGCATATCTAAATGCATATCCATTATCAGAATGAATATTAATGGATGAATTATTTTTTTTTTTTCCTAAATCGTACAACCATTTGATGATTTCAAAATGTCCATATTTGCAAGCATGTCTAAATGCACATTCACAATTGGCATGAATATTAATGGATGAATTATTTTCTATTCCTAAATCATACAACCATTTGGCAACTTCCAAATATCCATTTTTACAAGCCAATCTGAATGCGCGTTCATTGTCAGCATGAATATCAATTGGAGAATTATTTTTTTTTCCTAAATTATATAACCATTTGGCAATTTCCAAATGTCCATTATTGCAACTCATGTAAAATGAGTATCCATTGGTATGAATATCAATAGAAGAATCGATTTCAATTGCCAGATGATACAACCATTTGACCAACTCAAAATGTCCATTTATACAAGCATGTCCAAATGCATATTCATTACCAGCATGAATATCAATTGGAGAATTAATTTCTACTCCTAAATGATATAACCAATTCGCGACTTGCAAGTGATTATTTATACAAGAATATTTGAATGCATATTCAATACGAGCATGAATATCAATCGGAGAATTAATTTGTGCTCCTAAATTGTACAACCATTCAGCAATTTTTAAATGATTATTTTCACAAGAATGACGAAATGCATATTCATTATCAATATGGATATCAATCGGAGAATTAATTTGTGCTCCTAAATTGTACAACCATTTAGCGATTTCTAAATGCCCATTTAGACAAGCCAAATCAAACGCACATTCTTTACCATTATGAATATCAATCGGTAAATTCAGTTCAGTTCCCAAATAATGTAACCATTTGGTGATTTCCAAATGTCCGTTTCGGCAAGCATATTTAAACGCATCTTCATTATCGGCGTGAATATCGATTGGAGAATTAATTTCGATTCCGGTATGATACAACCATTTGGCCATTTCAAAATATCCATTTTTGCAAGCATATCTAAATATGTATTCGTTCTTTGTGTGTAAATTTATCAAATATTTATTCTGTAAATATTTTGCCACGGATAAATGATTATATTTGCACGCCAGTATGAAATTTTTTTCTTCTTTTTTTAAAACATTTATTTTGGAAATCATTGTTGGTTTATCCAACCAGAATTTTTTAAAAGCAACGTATATTTTATCATTTGCGATAACTTCATAATAATATTTACTGACCAATGATAATTGCATAAAATCAATTATTGGATCCAAATATCCTATAATTTGATATTCAATTTCGGCTACTGGAAATATATATTCCATTGGATGATAATATATTTGTATTGATAATTATTAAAATTGATATGCTATACAAATAGTATATCAATTTTAATTTATTTATGGTATTAACACTATGTCTATTTTATCTTTTAGTACACTTGGTCCATTCTGACAATAATAAAATAAACCAACAATTTTATCATTCGGCTCTCTAAAAAAAATATGCGAATGCGTGTATTTTTAAATTTGTTGCGAAATAGATTTTATCAATAAACTAATAAAAATTTGAAAAAAATTATGATAGAATGATGATGAATTAATTATTCTAGTAAATATTATACTAGCCAGCATTAGTACAAGATACTAAAACATTCAAAATGAATCATCCTGACGATACCGTACAACAAGAATTAGACCCGGAACGCTACAAGGAATTGTGTGAAATTCATAGTATTAATCCATTATTTGCTCAGCGCATGTGGCGACTACAAGGATACCAAATTATTATTATTTGTGATGATTCCGGATCGATGAATTCTCAGTCCAATCCTTTGGTAACAAATGATGACCCATACAATCGTCCTGAAAGTAGATGGGAAGAATTAAAACAAACGGTTGGTCTCGTTATTGATATTGCAACATGTATTAACCAAAGTGGTGTGGATGTTTATTTTCTTAATCGTGAAGGAAAAGAAAATGTGAAGCACAAAAATGAGTTGGAAGATATTTTTTCTAAATTTCCAACAAAAAATGATCTAACACCAATTGTACCAAAATTTAGAGAGGTATTGAGCAACCACAATTCCGATTACAATAAACGCCTCATTATTTTGGCAACAGATGGAGAACCATCGGATTCCAGAGGTAGAACTACCACCGAAGCCAAAAATGAATTTGAACGTCTTCTCAAAACTGAAAGAAGATACCAAGATTATGTAACTATTGCTGCTTGTACAGATGATGATAGTGTAATGGCTTATCTTAATAAATGGGATATACAAATTCCAAGATTGGATGTAGTCGATGATTATGGAAGTGAGCGCAAAGAAATTCTTAGTGCACGTGGTAAAAAATTCCAATTTAATCGTGGGGACTATGTAGTCAAATTATTGATGGGATCAATTGATCCATACTTTGACAAGTTGGATGAAAAACGATGCATTCTTTTCTAAAAATAAACACTTATTAAAATTTATTAGAACTAATAAATTTTAATCCACCAAAAAAATTGAATCTGGCACATATAGTATACAATAATACCAATTAGTGTTAATATTAATAACTATGAAAAAAATAGTATCAAAACTAGATAATTCTGTTAATTTCATTATACCATTAAAAACATCATCTATCGAATGTCGATATGTAAGGAGAAGTTCTGAATATATTTCTGCTTATTTATCAAGCCATAATGGTTGTGTAATGGGTTGTAAATTTTGTTGGCTTACTGCAACAAACCAAACAAAATTTAATCATGTAACCATTAATGAATATGCCAATCAATTAAATACTGTATTAAATCATGCCAAAGAAATAGATAAAGATAATAGTAAATCTGTTCGTGTTAATATTAATTTGATGAGTCGCGGAGAAGCACTAGCCAATAAATATATTGTTAACGAATACAAGCAATTTGATGTCGAAATGAATAAAATAGTTTCTAAACATAATTATTCAGAAACAAAAATAAATATCAGTACGATAATGCCACAAGTTATTGCCAATCATGATTTAACAAATATATTCGGGGATAAACATGTGAATTTATATTTAAATAAAGGAAATCGTCATGATGCAAGAATAGCTCCAAAAATATTGAATAAATTGGAAATTAATAAATCAATGAATGAAAAATATATATTGGAAGATAAAGGTTATGATTCTAAA